CAAGAGATAGAGCAATATGTTGATAAGACTTACACATCACATTATGCTCAAGATGTAACTAGACAAGCCACAGAAACTATCATTGACCAAGGTCATGGTACAGGTTTCTGTATGGGCAATATATTAAAGTATGCTCAACGATATGGCAAGAAAGATGGTAAGAATAAAAACGACCTTCTTAAAGTAATACATTATGCTATCATACAACTATCACAAGACCACTATTAAATCATGTCTGAACCAAAAGATATAAGTAAGAAACATTTTTATGTTAGTCTTACTAAAAGTTTAATTAGAATATTTGCAGCAATTAGTTTAATCTATGCTGGATTTTCATTTTCAAATAGTCATGGAACTCTTTGGCCAGAGATTGGTTTCTGGTTGAAAACTTCTGGTCTATTATTACTTGCTGCTGAAATGTTAGGTATTGCTGAAGAGTTTTGATTACTTATCTTAAATAGTATATACTCTTATTACATATGTGTTATTATTCTTTTTGCTTACTTAGCGCTAGCTTGGAGTGGTTTCTGAAGGAAGCACATAGAGTACTTATAAGAATGAAGAATTATATATGTAGTATAAAATGATATACCAAACTACTATTTGGTATCGTCTTGCCAAACATTTGAAGTAGGGCGTAAATGCCATCCATATCTTTCTGAATAATGGGCATTAACATTTTTAAGCATTTCTTCATCCAAATCTAAATCTTTTTCTATTTCTTTTCTAGTTATATCAGCTAGAATTTTAATTGTTTCAACCATACAATTATTTAGACAAAAACCTTTACAAAATTGACATCTGGAATTTACAACTTGTAAAGGTTTATACTCACAACTTTGTCAATCCGTAAACTTTGTAATGTGTAAATTATGTGTAGATATTTTTACACATAAAAAAAAGGGCGATTCAAGAACCGCCCCTTTGTTCGGCTGGAAATGCCGTATTCGTTTTTATTATTAGAAGCTATATTTAGCGCCTAATGACCAGGACTGTGTATCAGTTCCAGAATCAAGATCAGATAATTGACCTTCTGCATATAGGTTTACTCCAGAAACAATTTCTTTTGCAACACCAACAGTATAGTAATTACCTGTACTTTCTAGGTCTTGATATCCTACTGTAAACAAACTTATAGAAGCAGTTGCTTCAATGCCAGTAACATCTGCTGTTGAACCAGCATTGTCTTTGACAGTATAAGAAGTTCCTAGTGTGATAGGTCCAAGAGTTGTTGTTGCACCTGCACCATAGTAGGTAATATCATTGTTCACATCATCAGCATATCCTACAGATATATCACTACCTAAAAGAGTAGCAGATACTGTACCTTCAAATTCATCTAACGAATCTGTATTACTAGATGAGCCATCGATAATAGCGAGGCTATCAAAAGTAATATTGGAAAGTGATGATGAAAATGAAAGAGATTGTGATGAGCGAGCAGCATAACTTTGATCCGCATTAGATCCATACACATTAAAGATGTTCGTTTTACCACCAACATTGTCTGTGAAAGGATGCGATTGACGACCAATTGCAACTGCACTTGTATCATAAGAAAGACCAACATACGAAAGTCTATTTGTTAAGGAATCAGTAGTAGCGTCTGTATCTAATCCCATTTCGAGTTTAGCAAAAGCACCTATAGAAGAACCTTCAACTGATGGTTCAGAAAAATCTAAACCTAGTTTTGAGCCGTTATCTTCGAGTTTATTATAAGCAACGCCTGATGAATTTTCATCATGGCTGTACTTATAGTTAAATGCACCATAAGGTGTAATTCCGGCAGCACAAATCGCTGACGAAAAGAGTACTATGCTAGTGATAGCTAGTATTTGTTTAATCATTGTATCTCCTTTTCTTTAAAGAATATAATATAGAGGTTTTCAATTTGATATCTCAAACTTCACATCATATATGTTACTATTTATATTAATTGTGTTTAGAGATTATTACTTGATGTATTTTAGATGTAGATAGATTAATATGATACAAGGTACTGTCCAAAATGCTGGCCATCCAAAAAAGGTTATCCAGTCCATTTAATTGTCAACAGGTGTCATTTTACTAATATCTTTCATTATATCATATCCTTTTTACTGAAATGCTTATAGCCCCTATGCAGTATATAAAACCATACACCGTTAATCATCGGTTCAATAATAGCATCTAATGCTGCTAGATTCAAGGAGGCACCTGTAATGATACTATTACAAGTCATAGCGATCACCATGTGTCCTATTGTATAGATAATCGCTAGAGTAAAAGACGATCCGCCAATGATTCTTTTTAAGAGATTATAGATACCAATTTTAAATTCACTTATCATATTTTTCCTTCCATAAATCTTTAACTTTTAATTAATAAATTTTGATGTTTCTTTTTCATATTCTTCATCAATCATTTGTATTCGTTGACTATAACGACTGGTGCTCAGTTCCTCGAAAGGTGTATTCAAAAAGGTATTCACAATTTGTATAGCAACATCATTCGTTGTAAAATCACTACCAATACACAACACATTCACATTGCCATGCTGTCGTGCAATTTTACATTCCTCCACAGAACGAGGCACCACGGCATGAATTCCCTTGTTTCGATTTGCTGTAATGCTCATACCAAAACCTGAACCACAGATCAGTATACCCTTCTTGTTGCGGGAGTCCGTTAATAAAGTTCCTACGAGGGCTTGTGCAATAGAGGGGTAATCACACCGATCCTTGTCGTGTGTACCAACATCATACAAATCATTATACTGTGCTTTGATAAGATGTTCTCGTAATAATACCTTCAGGTCGAAACCACGATGGTCACTACCAATGAGTATATTTTCTTCCTTCGTATGTATGATAGGTTCAATGTTATTTTGCATTTCTTCTGAATGAGTTAATGTATCATTATCGTTGTTCGTCATTATTTAAAATCCTTATTGTCAATATATTATGATTAATTGTCAACAGGTGCATTAGCACGCCATTGATAACAACTCCAGTATCTTGCACTTGTTTTATCCTTCGCCGTATCACATCTATGCCTTGCACGGAATGATTTTCTTCGTGCTGGGTTATCACGCTTAATCGATAAACCTGTTGTATCGCCAAAAGATACCTTGACGATATTACCTTTAGCATTTTTAACATAAACATAAAACTTCTTACTACCACCTCGTATGGGGTCATTCAAAGTGACCTTCTTACCTTGATACTCCGCTTCATTCAAAGGTAAGTCTTTATAGGTCTCCTCACATAAACAATCAATGTTTTCCACTTGTTTGAATTTTAACATATAACTATTTATACGCCGAGACCTTTAAAGATTTTTGAAAGAATTTTTAGATAAGCTCTGGATCAACATAAGCAAAGGTCTTACCACAATACTCACAAGACACCTGATTGGTCTTCCCACCTATACGATAACGAACAAGAGGATGTTCCTGTTCAGGTGCATTCAGTAGAAAGTTACCATTGCAAGATACATCCCTTGTATAGTTAATAGATGTATTACTATAAACACTCTCACGCCTTTGCTGCCACTTATTCATTATCCTGATAACGAGACCTTATCTGCTCGTACTGCATATTGTATTCGCTTCTTACGAGATTTACGCCTTCTCTTATCAGAACGCTTCTGATCCGATATCATACTGTCCACAAGCTTCTTGGCACGCTTCTTTTCTGATATTGTGAATAGTTCTAATTGCTCATGTACTGTCGAGACCATTCTATCAGAGAGCTTGAGCTTCTGTTTCTTTAGGTCTGTAATGAGCGTTTGATTGGGATGATGTTCTTTTTCAAGTGTATGAATCCTATTGTCTAGGTTTCTATGTAGAGTAGTGTAAGAGTTTTCCATGTCTTTTTTCCTCCGAGAAAATTTTAGATATTCTTCTAAACCAGATGTGCTGAGTTTAGGTGTGTATCGTTATATTTATGAGTACGGAAGATTATATATGTAGTATGATACTTTATTTTCGTATTTCTTTGTATGTGAGTACCATGAGAATTCCTGTACCTAGAATGAGTACAAGAAGAAGTAAATACGAGAGAACGATTGTTGGTAGTAGATAGAGTAGGCTGCCAATGGCTATGAGTACTGCACAAATCCCAGAAATAAAATAGATTGCATTTAACATAGGAACCCCTTTGTGTTTATTTATACGGTGAGTATCTATGCCCGAACAGATCCCTTATGTACTCAAACGGGTACTGCTTAGATACCGACCCCCTCTTTATTTAATTTAAATCTATTCGTGAACCTGTCTTTTTGTTTGTGCCTGATACTAACTCTTTCCATGTCCCGCTGACCTCAAAGTTTACACTCTGTGCCTTCACTCTAAAGTCCTTTGTGATATCTATGTTCATGTCCTCTGCCTTCATATTGATAGACCCTTCAGTAGCCACCACATTAACATCACCTTTGTTAACCTGTATATTAACATTCGCATTGTTACCTACTTCAATTGTATAGTGAGAGTCAGCAGCAGCATTCGCATTAACAAACACTCTTATGCCGCCATCTACTGTTGTACTATGATTGCCTTTGATGTGAGCATAGTGGTCGCTGGTAATGATGTCATAGTTGTCCTTCTTGACTCGTGTGACCTTTGTGCCATCGTCCATAATCTCATAAGCACTCCCGCTCGCATGGCGCTCATGTATTCTCTTAGCGCCCACGGTATCATCATACTCTCTTATATGTCCGCCCTCTGTCTCCATCACATGATTGTGAGGGTAGGCGGCGGCATAGTCGGTGGTTGGTTCAGAGAAGTTTGTACCATCATCAGCAGGGATTGTAAGAGGTTCGCCAAGGTTTGCCCTTGCTACATCTACTGAATTAAAGTCAGCACGCCCTATGTTCTCTGCTATATCCGCCTTACGAAGCGTCAATGTACTGTGAGGGTTGTCCTCATCATTGACCGCCAGGCGGTTAACATCTGTTTCTTTATACTTGGGGTAGTTAGCGTTCGCCCTATCTTGAAACCCTTTGTCAGAATCTTTTGTAGGGAGGCTGCTAGGCACGCCGGG